GTAAATTAGTGGAAGATGAACTTGTTGAATTAGCCACAAACAGTGATGTTATCCCTTTCTGCGTATACCACTGGGTGGACCCGAGCCTGTCGACTTACCGAGGATACGTGTCGGGCCCGGATATATCCCGAGGCAAAGATGGTAAACTCAAGTATACGTGTTCCCACCCTTCCCCCAATGGAGAATGGTCACTAGCGTTCACGTTCTATGCCGTTAGTCCGATGGTGAGGCCTATCCCTAACGGCATGGGTCTTTTTTGTGCTCAGAGGAGGACTGCCTTCCCGTGGGACACGACAAGAATCCGACTCGTGTATGATCCTTTTGACATAAGTAGCGAATGTGTATACTTCATCACTTACACCAAGCCAACACCTTGGACTAAACCTCTCTATGTACACCAACAGGGAACAGTAAATTTCCCCAAAGCGTGCTTCCCCACGTGGAACCCTAACCCTCCTGTGTCCGATACACGCGGAAAGTATGTGTTAAACAAGACCGATTTCTTCTCTACCCAGCCTGCATATAGATGGGATGGAAAGCCGTCCGATGAATCCCAGTTAGGTCAGAGTTCGGGAGAGAGAACACTTTTGGGTTGGCATCACGCGAAAATATTTCCCTTCTTCGTCATGTCTCCCGAGCTATTTGGAGATGATTATAGCAAGATTCGGTTTATATGCCACAATGCACACTGTATCCCATATAACCCAAATAATGATTACGTTGAAAGAGTGTCTATAGCGATCAACAATAGATTACACGATACAAACAAGCCTACACCCAGGAAACTCACAGAGTGTGTGATCAGGTGCAATCAGTTAGTACCAGAGGAACTTGGCGGGGGGGAACCATTCAATCTACTCGCGATGATTAATTCGCAAATAGACGACATGACTCAAGAATCACCGTCGATAGATGACAGACTTTCTAAAATTTCTCCGCTGCTCATCACGATACTAATAACAGTCTTAGTAGCATCCCTTGTTATTCTTATGTATTTTTCCCTACGTAAAAAATGAGTTTGTTTCCGAGTAGGATACAAAATCTTATCTGTTCTTGCGAAACCCCTTGGCACGGGTCCATCTCGGGCGCTGGCTCTTAAGGAGTGCTGGAGGAATACCCTTTTTTATGCGAGGAGTCTCTTTTTTACGCGAGCTTTCGTCATTCTTCTCATCATCAGACTCCTTCTCGGACTCATCATCAGACTCATCATTATCAGACTCGTCATCAGAGCTCGCATCGGTTAGGTCTTCAGGATCCAAATCTTCATCCTCTATATAGTCCTCAATCTGTCCGTAACCTAGAAGGTCGAAAGCTCTCTCCATCTTACGCTCATCGCTGTCTTTTTTCTTGAATCCTAGATGGATCTCCTCTAGCTTACCGTCGAATTTGCGATGGAAAGAGTGTGAGTTGAGTTCGAGTTTGGTCATCTGCTTGGCAGTCTTAGCTGTCACTAGATGTTCTAGGTCCAAGTCAAATGTGCTTAGATCATCCTGGATGTACCACTCAACTTGCTCTAGTTGTTCCTGGAGATGACGAAGAGCGGGGCCATTACCCGCGAGCCTAATGAAGTAGTACCAACTCTCACACTCTTTCTCGCTAGTCTCCATGAGCACTGCATACTGCCCCGTCATGACATGAGAAGGTTCAGGAGACGATGGCTCCAATTTTTGGTCCTTCTTTCCAGAGGACTTCTTTGTGCTATTTTTGTCGTTGCTTGACATTTTGATGCTTACCTGTCAACGTTTAAATTGCATATAGAGTGCTCTTACGACTCAACTTCTTCTCTTTCCACTCCTTAAATTCGGTTACTGATATCTTTCCGTCGTGGTTTGTGTCAATCTTATCAAACTCTTCTTTGGTTTCGTCTCTGAAAGAGGATTCATCGTCCACATTCAAGGTCTTCACTGGATCCTCTACAGCCTTGGTTCCATTTAGACTGCGAATGAACTCGATATCGGCTACCGACAATTTTACTCTTCTCGCGTGAATAGCGGCCATATAAGCCTTCTGGAGTAGTGAGACCAGACGCTGCTCGACAAAATACTGAAGGGACAAGAAGACTTTCTTGCTAACCTTAATACTATTCCCATCACCAAGGATCTTCTGAATAACTGACCGTGTGTACTTTTCAAAAGGAGACCTTGCCAGGGTGAGACAGTTGCTAGTCTTCTGAAATCGTCGGATCTCCCTGATCGACACAGTCCCGGGACGGTAGCGATGAGTACGTTTACCAACCGGCTTCTTACTCTTGCGTTTCTGTACTTTCTTAACCAATAAACTAGGATGAATATAAGGGACCACACCCCCACCCAGAAAAGACAGATTATTCTCTTCGAAGAATGAGTTAATCTCATTATCTGTGCGCACCCCAATTTCAAGGTCACGAATGGTAATACGCACCCTTTTCTTCTGTTTGGCATAGACTGAAGCGTTCTCTAGGATTTCACCTGCTAAGTACTCCATAGCAGCGGCAAGAGCTACTGGGGCTGTGTTACTCACCATGGTCTTGGAGTATCCGAAGTTACGTAGATACTTCTCTGTCACAGATGGAGGGAAGATTATACCCGCCCTCTTCTGACGAGTAATACCCTTTGAGGTATCATCGTTACGATAGTTCTCTACGGCTTGGTCGCACATGGCTGACATGCCTTTACCTAGGTCTCCTGGGAAGAGAACGTGCAGAGCATTGACCACTTCTTTATCTGACATTGTTTTCTTCTTGGCCATCTCAGTAAGATCGTTAACTCTGGTACTTATTAGTCTCGTGGTGGAACAGAGAATGCTGTTGAGTTGCTGTTTGGAGTTTGAGGTGATCCCGTTTTCTCCCGAGATCTGTTTCAGTAATTTAGTGAGGTAGATTTCATAGAAACGTGTCCTCTTCTTCTTGCCATTCAGCTTCTGAGTTGATCCGTTCATTAGTTTATTGGTGTTACCACTCCTTTTTAAGTCGCCTTAGTGTAAAGCTTAGTTTAAAGCCATCTAGTGTAATCCTAAAAATGGAACACATCACTAAACCATCGATAACACGCCTGGCGAGGAGAGCCGGAGTCAAGAGTATTTCAGAAGATTGCTATCCAGTAATTCACGACTCTATCGGCGCAGTCATTGAGGATGTTATAGGAGTGGCATTGCTCGTCAACGCCGCTAGGTCCACCAAGACGCTCATGGAGGAAGACATACATGATGCTCTACGGTTGAAGGGCTATAACGTTGCGCAGTCCACCGATCTCGGGGTAAGCACATGCCTTCGGTAATTAAAACTTGAGTTTCATCCAGAAAATAATTCTTAACATAAAGATGCCTAAATATAGTTCGTCGTTCGTACTCCAGGTGCCCATTGAGGTGTCTAAGCACTAAGATTAACTACGAAGCCCTGGCCAAGTTAGGACTAACTTAAAGAGTACACTAGGATAGCATAAATGAGTGAGACCGTAAGTCGAAAGAAATATGAGACCATTAAACGTAAAGCCGAACAGTGGAGAGATAGAGCTCTGGAGGCGTTTGATGAGATTCAAGAACTGCGCCAAGAGTTAGATGATTCTCGTCCTAATGAGGAAGATGACGACCCCGAAGTTTTGCATAAGGTTACTATGGAACGAGATAAGCTTCTAAAAGAAATTAGTGCCCTTCGAGAACGCATGGGAAATGAGATGTTTAAGCAAGAGAGAGAACTAGTAAGGAAAAACGGAGAAATAGATAGGCTCAAGATGTCCCTCAGCGACTATAAAGAGAGATATCAAGAGATTAGAGAAGACAATAAAGAGCTACGTAAGAGTGTGCGAATAGCATCACGTGTCTAAGATCTTATATAACCACAGGTCATATAAGAAAACTTTTTAATCTTTCTTTGGGATGAGTTGTACCAACAGTGCTACCACTATCGCAGCGACTAGAGTAACAACAAGTATGAACGGCCAATTGAGACTCCCGTCGGGATTCTTAAAATGAAAGAATTGTCTCCAACCACCAGGGCTGCCGAAAACTCTGTAGTCATCGGGAGATCTTCTCTTACCTGTACCTTTTTTGGGTGTAAAGCCATCAGGTAGATCGCCTGGCAAGAAAGAAATGGCTCCGCCTGCCAGAACTTTTGTTCCATCGGGTGTGTTAACTATGGCCGGTACAGCCAGGTGACAAGCGTCGTTCTTGACTATTGCATACTTGAAATATCCTTCACCCCCACCATGCGCCACTCCCCAGCTATTACGAACTTCCCAGAACTCTTGACCATCTTTAGTGCCCCATCCGGTGATGACCACCGCATGACCTCCCAGTTGCTCATCTCCATACGAAGTCTTGGGAACATACACCCCTACATCTTCCCAATTCTGTGCTGTCTCCACCTGAGTCTGATAGTATGAGTTATTATCAGCTTGAAAATCGGAGTATTCTAAAAAGGTCGCGGGAACCGGTCCCCGATTGGCTATCTCAGCTTTCAATTTATTGTGTGTTGCCTCTTCATCTATAAGACCGCTCCCGTCGGCTGCGCAAGCAATTATCATCTCGGTAGACCCTGGAACGATTTTGAACGCTATCGACCGTTCAGATTCAATGCAGCATTCCGGTGCTTTGCTCTCTGCCAACACAGCAGGCTCATTCGCGTTATTCTGGCATACAAAAAGGCTGAAAGGGTAGCATGATTCAAGTTTGACTCCGATCTGTTCGAACCCACAACTGGCCTGTGCCAAAGATCCTCCCTGTTGACATTGACATGCAGGATGGGGACCACCATGACGTGGTCCTATGGCCATGACGGTCCATGCTGCCGACAAGTCGGGTGCTTCTATTCCGTCGGGAAAAGCACCCCCACGAACCAGCTTTCCTCCCTCGTACTTGGATGTGCCCTTAACCCCAAAGCGGTCGGCCAACGCACTCGTTGATGCCACTGCCCAACAGCATCCACACTGACATTGGTTAGAGACAGGGCTTATCATGTTCTGACCGTCTTTCCTCCAGCTCCAAGTTTTTGGTAGCTTTACTGATGATTCTGGAAGTGGTTTCGTCTCGGATAATCCCTGACCTTTGGGTAGGAAGGAGATAGGTGTAAAAACGTTGGTCAAGCTCGGACCTCTTTCTCCTTTAGCAGGTATGCTTCTCATAGCCGATTGCGCCCTGGATAGGTCGTTGCAGTACACCTGTTTCGCTGTAGATTGAGAGCAACTGTTACACTCTCCGGAGGCACAGTAAGAGTTCTCTGGTGGACATTTACCTGAAGAGATGTTACATGTTTGCCTTGTATTTGTCTGCATTTATTTATTCTATATGAGATTTAATTTAAGAATTGATCATATTATGAGAAAGGTCATGTCTACACAAAAGAAGATGTATATAAATGAACCATGTAAGAATGATGAGAGGGTCGAAAGACTCTCACTTTACTTTAGAACTAAGAGAGGATTGAGTATTCCGCGTCTGTATCAGTACTTACAGAAAGCTTCCAGAGAGGACGTTACGGACACGTTCATCTTCGTCTTCCATCTGAGAGATTGTAGAGGAGGCAAAGGAGAGCGCTCTCTTGGTATTCGAGCTATGCAATGGTTATTCCTGAGCTACCCCAAACAGTTTATGAGAGTTGCTAGACTCGTCCCTGAGTATGGAAGATGGGATGACCTCATGCATCTATGGCCGCGAGTCCTGAATCTAGAGAGTGCTATTCCGAGTCCCAGCGCCGAGCAGCAACAGCAGTGGCGTGACCATCTTAACAGAAACTTCTACGTAAACATTAAGAGCGAGAAAGCCCTCAAATGCCGACAGAGATTACAGAAAGAGATAGTTCTCCTGACAGGAGACCAACTAAAAAAAGACCGAAAGATGATGGGAAACTCTGCCAAGGTCTCCTTATGCGCTAAATGGGCCCCTACCGAGAAAGACTCTTTGGACCAGGAGTACAACACCGTCAAGGAACTGTGTGAAGCCATGTCTATACGACAGGCCCAATATCGGAAGCTCTATACGTCTCCTTTACGAGAGTACTTACAAGTAACCGAGACCCTCATGTGCAGGAAAGACTGGGAGAAGATTGACTTCAACACAGTCCCTTCCCGTGCCATGAAGAACCTAAAGAAAGCCTTCGAGAAGCATACACCTGAAACACTGCATGAGTGGCGAAGTAAGTTGTCCACACAGGAAACAAAGGTAAATGCTAATCATGTCCTTCCACATGAGCTCATATGCGAAATAGTAGCAAAAGGTGGAGCTGATCCTGTATGTCAGGCACAATGGATGTCCCTCGAGGAACAAGTTGAGGATTCTGGAGTGTTCTCAGATACTCTAGTGGTTGTAGATACTTCTGTCTCCATGAAAGAGTGGAAGAACAATAAGTTTAGTTTCACACCTATGGATATTGCCATAGGAATGGGGATTCTAATCTCCAGCGGCGTAGAAAGCAGTGCATTTCGCAACCACGTCATACCGTTCTCCAATATTCCAATGTTCGTTGAGTTCAAGAGCGATGATATCCACGACCGCTATCTTGCTTTACGAAACTCTAACTGGGCAGGAAAAATGGACTTGGAAGCTACACTCGACTTGATCTTAGAACGAGCGAAGGGAGAGAGTGTCGACCCTAATGATCTTCCTCAAAAATTACTAATCATTTCCGACATGGACTTTAATAAAGCTGGAGGGTCTACCACTAATTTCAGGGCTGTCGACGCTAGGTACAAGGCGGCAGGATACAAGAGACCTATCATAGTATTCTGGAATATCTGTGTGGACGATGGAGACTTCTCAGTTTCATCGCGATCAGATGGTGTCATGCTCATCTCAGGATTCTATCCCTGTATCGTGCAAGCCATGCTAGCAGGGGACAGCCCTGATCCTTGGAGCATCGCCAGAGGGACTTTAGATAGCGACAGGTATGTAGAAATTAGGTCCGAAATATCTGCGTTCTAATAGGTTCCTAATCGAAGGTCCGCGAAATTACAATTGCTAATCATGCAATACAAATCGTAAAGATAAGTACCTCTTGCTATTGATCTTAGCGCCGCTACGTGAGTCAACCTACATTAAACAACAAAGTGTTTATTGTAAATTACCTTTGACCGGTGTGTAGCTCCACCGGGAAGAGAAGTTATAACACTTCCTTCAGACGTTTAATGGCTATGTTTCTTGCACCATTAACATCACGATCTATGTTTATATTACACTTAGAACAAGTAAAAACATCTTTTCCTTTCACAGGTGTCAGC